AGAACAATCTTTGAAATTCATTCCAAGACAATACAAAGCAACATCAATAGTTTTGGTAAATGAAATGACAAATGAAAGTACTACTATATCATCTGATTTTTATATAGATGGTTATTATCTATTTACAACTGCTACATTTGATTTAAAAGAAGGTAATTTTTATACTTTATCTATTCTTAATAATAATGATGTAGTTTATAAAGACAAAATATTTTGCACAAATCAAGTTATTGCTGATTTTTCAATTAATGATGGTCAATATGTAGCAAATCAAACAACTAATGATTTTATAGTTTATGAGTAATAATTCAAATATTTCTATTGTAAATTTAAGTGCCTATACATCACCTAAAATACAAGAAAATAAAAAGCAAGGTTACATTGAATATGGTGATGATAACAACTACTTTCAGTTTTTAATTGATAGGTTTTTATATTCAACTACAAATGGTTCTATTATTACAGGTATATCTAATATGATATATGGTAAAGGTTTAGATGCTTTAGATGCATCAAGAAAGCCAAATGAGTATGCACAAATGAAAACCTTATTTAAGCCAGATATGTTGCGTAAAGTATGTTTAGAACGCAAACTAATGGGTATGGCTTCTATGCAAATAGTAAAGCAAAAAAATAAAGTAGTTAAAGTTGAGCATTTTCCAATACATACTTTAAGAGCAGAAAAATGTAATGATAAAGGAGAAATAGAAGGATACTTTTATGCACCAGATTGGAGTAAAGTTAAACCATCAGATGTATTGAAAAGAATACCAGCTTGGGGATTTGGTAATGGTAATGAAATAGAAATTATGGTTATAAAGCCATATTTACCAATATTTCACTATTATACACCTGTTGATTATAATGGTGCTTTAGATTATGCAATGCTTGAAGAAAGTATTTCTGAATATCAAATAAACGATGTAAAGAATGGGTTTAGCGGAACTAAAGTTATCAATTTTAACAATGGTATTCCAACTGAAGAAATGCGTGACCAAATTAAAGCAGATGTTAAAAACAAGCTAACTGGTTCACGAGGTGACAAAGTAATTGTAGCTTTTAATGCTAATGCAGAAAGTAAAACAACAGTTGAAGATATACCATTAAATGATGCACCAGCACACTATGAATATTTAAGTAATGAATGTTTTAATAAGTTAATTGTAGGTCATAGAGTTACTTCACCAATGTTATTAGGAATTAGAAATGGTGATGGTGGTTTAGGTAACAATGCAGATGAAATTAAAACTGCTACTTTGTTATTTGATAATATAGTTATTAAACCTTATCAATATGAAATAATAGAAGCATTAAATGAAATATTATTTTACAATGAAATAAGTTTAAAATTATACTTTAAAACTATTCAACCATTAGAATTTACTGAATTAGACAATGCACAAAATGCTGACCAAGTAAAAGAAGAAACTGGTTTAAGTTCTCACACTTGTTTAAGTTCAGATATTGCTGATGCATTAATTGCTAAAGGTGAACAATTAGGTAATGAATGGACTTTAGTAGATGAAGTAGAAGTTGATTATGACAAAGAAGATGAATACGATGCTGAAATTAACTTTATAAACGAAAACAATAAAAAAAGCAAAAGTGCATTATCTAAATTATGGGAATTTGTTTCAACAGGTACAGCAAGACCAAATGCTAAAAGTCCAGAACAAGATGAAACTATTGATGGTGTACAATTTATTACAAGATATGTTTATAGTGGTAACGCAACAGGACAACGTGAATTTTGCAGTAAAATGATTTCAGCAGATAAAGTATATAGAAAAGAAGATATTATTGCTATGGAAAGTCAAGCAGTAAATGCTGGTTTTGGAAAAGGTGGTTCTGATAATTACTCAATCTGGCTTTACAAAGGTGGACCAAGATGTGAGCATAAATGGTTAAGAAGAACTTATGCAAACTTTGAAGGTGTTAAAATAGACCCTACAAATCCAAAAGCAAAAGAAAAGGTTATTAGTCCAGCTATTGCAGAAAAATATGGTTATAGAATTAGAAATGAAAAAGAAGTTGCTATGAAACCAGCAGATATGCCAACAAAAGGTTTTACACAAGAATATTGGGATAAAATGGGATTTACAAATTAAGATATGGCACAAGCACTATTTGTTACAAGAGATGATATTGTTAGATTTACTGCATTAAATGGCAACATTGATGTAGACAAATTTGTTCAATATATTAAGATAGCACAAGATACACATATACAAAATTATTTAGGTACACAATTATTTAATAGACTAAATGATGATATTGTAAATGATGATTTAACAGAACCATATACAACGCTTTTAAGCAAGTATATCAAACCTATGGTAATACACTGGTCTATGGTTGAAGCATTACCATTTTTAGCCATTACAATAGCTGGAAAAGGCATCTACAAGCATACATCAGAAAATGCTACAAATGTAGAAAAGAATGAAATTGATTTTTTAATTGAAAAAGCAAGGGATATAGCACAGCATTACACAAATAGATTTATTGATTATATGAGTTTTAACCAAGTTTCTTTTCCAGAATATAATGCCAATTCAAATGGTGATATGTATCCTGATAAAGATGCTTATTTTACAGGTTGGGTTTTATGATAAATAAATATAAACCAAAACAAGCTAACGTTAAGAAGTTAGAAATATTTTTAAAAAAAATAGAAAACAAAACTAAAGATGGGATTAAATTTTCAAAGCATTAAAGGAGACACATTTGAAGAAGTAACTTTTGAGTTACTATTAAACGATGAACCATATAGTTTAGAAGATGCTATTATTAGAATGCAGTTGCGTAAAGAATATGGTGGTATTCCATTTTTATCTTTAACTTCAGTTGCAAATGCTGGTATAACAATTACTGATGATGTAAATGGTTTATTTAAGATTAATGAGCAAATAATTGATATTTGTGCATTTAATTACTTATATGATATAGAAATTGAATTTGGTGATGGAACTGTTAAGACTTACATAAGTGGTAATTTTCTAATTAAAAACGATGTAACAAGATAATGAGTGATATAATAGATATAAACGTAGGTGAAACTATTGAAGAAGTTACTATTAATGTAGTTGATAATCTAATTACAGTAAACATAAATAAAGTAACAGGTGGTGGTGGTTCACAAACACTTGCAGAAACTTTAGATTTAGGCAATACTACTGGTGGTGAAAACATAAGTATTTCAAATGGTGATGCTATTATTTTAGACAATGGTTCAATGCTTAAAAAAGGAACTATTGATGCTGGAAATGGTGGTGCAAAAGGTATATCACAAATTTGTGGTGTAGGGTATGAGCATAAATGGGAAGCTGGTAGACTTTATATAATGAATGATGGTGGTACTATTATACGTGAAATATCACATAATCTTACATATACACCAACAGTTACAGATGATGTAACTAAAGGTTTTGTTCAAAATACAAGATGGATTTTAGATAATGGTGATGTTTATGTATGTAGTGACCCAACAGAAGGTGCAGCAGTTTGGGATTTTATAACTGGAGCAGTACCTACACTTCAACAAGTATTAGATAACAATCACGATTTAGTTGATAATAATAACTTTCAAGGAACTGATGCTGGTTATAATAATACAGGAACTGATGTAAATGCTTTTGGTTTTGAAGCAGCTGTTGCAAATTCTGGAATATTTGTAAATGCTTTTGGAACTTCATCAGCTTCAAATAATTTAGGTTTAAACATAAATGCTATTGGTCAAAGTGCTGGTGTTAATAATACTTTTAATAATGTAAATTTATTAGGAGAAAATGCAACTGCTGATGAAAATGGACAAACAGTACTTTCAAAAGATGGTACTATTATGGCTCGATTATCAACAAGTGATTTGACAGATACAAGGAAATATATTTTACCTGATGCTGATGGCACACTTGCTTTAACTTCTGATATTCCAGCAGCAATAGTTACTTCAGTAGGATTAACAATGCCATCTGCATTTAGTGTAACAAATAGTCCAATTACATCAAGTGGTGATATAGCTGTAACTGGTGCTGGTTTAGTTTCACAATATGTTAGAGGTGATGGTACATTGGCTAATTTCCCTAATTCAACAGGTGGTGGTTCATCAGTTAATTACTATCTTAATGGTAGTGTTTCACAAGGTACATTTGGAGGTGATACTTACTATGAAATGAGTAAAACACCAATACTTGGGGCAGGTACTAATTTTACAAGAACAAATGGTCAAGGTAATGGATATATTGCATCTTTTATAACTGATGCAGGAGACCCTTCATTTTTAAATATACCAGGTGGAAATTGGAATTTAGAATTTTATTTTCAATCAAGTGCAACAGGTGGAAGTCCACAATTTTATGGTGAAATTTACAAAGTTAGTGCTACAAATGTATTTACTTTAGTTGCAAGTGGTTCATCAAATCCTGAAGGTATTACAAATGGTACAACTGTTGACCAATATTTTACTTCAATTCCTGTTCCACAAACTTCATTACTTATTACTGATAGATTAGCAATTAGAATATATGTAATTACAAGTGGTAGAACTATAACATTACATACAGAAAATGGAAATCTTTGTGAAGTACTTACAACATTTACAACAGGATTAACAGCATTAAATGGATTAACACAACAAGTTCAAAATTTAGCAGTTGGAACAAGTGGAACTGATTTTGCAATTTCATCTGCTACTGATACACATACGTTTAATTTACCTACTGCAAGTGCTACAAATAGAGGTGCATTAAGTTCAGCTGATTGGAGTACATTTAATGGTAAACAAAATGCTTTAGGTTTTACACCTTATCGTTTTAATAAAACAACAGAGATAGTACACACTGGCACAACTGCTGAAACTATTTTGCAAACTATTTTAATTCCCGCAAATACATTTACAAATGGTGATTTTATAATGTTTTCTGCATTAGTTTCTAAACTTGCAAACATAGGAAGCACAACACATAATATAAAAATAAATACAACAAACACTTTAGTAGGTGCATCTTTATTAGGATTATTTGGTTTAAATACTGTAAACTTTTTTGGTAAATTTAAACGTGAATTTGTTGTAAATGGTGGTAATATATACGGATATACAACACAAATTTCTACTGCAAATGACCAAACTATAAATTCTACTACAAATTTAGTAAATACAGTAACTTACAATTTATCAAATGACTTGTATTTTTTTGTGACTTGTCAATTAGGAAATATATTAGATACAATTACATACAGAGGTATTAATCTTTACAAACAATAATATGAAAACAATAGTAGACAAATATACAGGAGAAGTACTTTACGCTAGACAAGATGAGCCAACACTTGAAAACGAAATTGCTATTGATGAAATACTAACTGTATTTTATATTAAACCTTATTTTAATTTTGAAACTAGAGAGTTTTACGAGGGTGCAACAGAAGAATAAATACAATAATTAGATGAATTGGTTTTTAGAAAATTGGATGGCAATAGTAAGCACTATTACAATACCATTAGCTTGGGTTTTTGGTGGTAAACAAGCAAAAAAAGTAGAATTAAAAAATAGTAATGGTGATTTTTTAAATAAAGTTCAAACTATTTATGATGCATTAGTTGATGATTTAAAAGCTGATAGGGATGAATTAAAAGCTTGTAATGTTGAACAAAGCAATGATATTGCAGATTTAAGAAATGATGTTAGAAGTTTACAAAAGCAATTTAATGATTTGTATTTAGCATACGCAAAAGAAGTAGAAGCATCAAAGTATTGGAAGGACAAATTTGATGTATTAGAAGGAAAATATATTCAATTAGAAAGAGACCACGAAGCATTGAAAAAGCAATTTGAAAGCTATAAAAAATCAAACAGATGATATTGGATAACAAAGGTTATTTATTAATAACAAAACACGAAGGATTAAAATTAAAACCATATTTGTGTCCAGCAAAGATACCTACTATTGGTTATGGAAATACATATTATCCTGATGGTAAAAGAGTAACTTTATTAGACAAAGATATTACTAAACAACAAGCATTTGATATGTTTAAAGAAGTAGCTAATAGATTTGGTAAAAGAGTAAATGAATTAGTAACATCAAATATAAATCAAAATCAATTTAATGCATTAGTTTCATTTGCTTATAATGTTGGAACTGGTAATTTTAGTTCAAGTACATTATTAAAAAAAGTAAATAGAAATCCAGATGATTTGACTATTAAAGATGAATTTTTAAGATGGAATAAAGCTGGTGGTAAAGTTCTTAATGGTTTAACAAATAGAAGAAATGAAGAAGCTGATTTATATTTTAGTTAGTATTATATTTTTATCTTGTGGTTCAAGAAAAGTAAATAAAACAACAATAGAAGAAAAAAAAGATAGTGTTTCAGTTGTTGATGTAAAAACAGAAATAAAAACAAATGAAAATACTGAAATAAACAACAATTCTAAAATAGATAAAACTGAAGATGAAATTATAATTGAACCAATAGACAACACAAAAGAAATAGTTGTAAATGGTAAAACTTATAAAAACGTTAAAATAAGACACAAAAAAACAAAAGATAATAGTTTACATATAAATCAAAAGAAAGTGTCTAAAAACGCTTTAAAACAACAAATAAAGCATAGTAAGCAAGATGTTTCTACTTCAAAAGTATTTGTAGAAAAGAAAATAGAAAAAAAAGAAAGTTTAGTTAAATATTTTTATTTATTTATATTATTAATTATATTATATTTGATATATAAATATAGATTTAATATTTTAAAATTATTTATTTAATATATATTATTATATTTATATATTATATTATCTTTGAATTAAATAATTATATATATTTATTATAATATTCTTTGAATTAAATAAATTAATATATATTAAATTATAATTATCTTGAACTAAATAAGTTATTTATATTATTATTAAGAAATTAAAAATAAAGAAAATAAACGTTTTTAAGACACTATTTTTAGTCAAGTTATATAAGTATACTTAAAATCAATTATTGTTGTTTAAATCATATCCAAAATACTTTATATGGCTAAAGTAAGTAAAAAACCATTAAGGAAAAATCTAATAAAAGAATTAGATACTGTTTTTAGCCAGTATATACGTTTAAGATATGCTAAAAATGAAATTGCTGAATGTGTTACCTGTGGTAAAAAAGACCATTGGAAAAAGCTACAAAACGGGCATTTTATGAGTAGAGCAAAT